CTCTGCCGATTCGTGTTCTGACACTCTTTTCCACATATTCGTTATTACACGTTTCAGGTCTGCTATTGATGGGGTTTTACCTCCCCAATAGGACTTTATGCTCTTATTCGACCTGATAATGTGTTTTACGTGAGGGTAATCTATTGCTTCAAAGAAAGCTTGTGTTATATTTGTATCCATGACTGCAATATTACAAAAAAGTTTCCTGTGGATGAATCCGGGGACCATATTTAATTTAAAGCCTCACGAAGAGCATGAAGACCTTAATATCTTCATGTGTGAGGAGCTTGACAGTGAAGGGAATGAGTTTTGGCTCTCCGAAGGATTTGTACTTGGAGAATTTGAGGATGGCTATAAGCCATTATGCTGGACTCAGGATCTATTCGTTGTCATCTGATAAGGTCTTAGGTCTTTCAACCCAGTATATAGCGTCAGGCTCCTTTACAGGGATTCCTGATGTATTTCTATACACTGAATTATCAGATCCTAAAAACCCATCAAAATAACGATTCCCATCGCTCCACACACAGGTCTTGTGAACCTCTGGGCGATTGAAATAGACCACATTCCATGGCTTCTTATTCATCTTAACAAACATTTACACCGCTAAGTTACTGAATATAAGTGAATTATAAAAGGCTCTATTATTTATAAACGTAGTTATTTATACCTCCACTTATAATTCCCACTTCTTTTTAGCTTTCCGTCACAGCACTTTTTAACATCAGATGGGCTTCTTCCTTCTGATTTGGCAGCTTGTGTTATTGATTCGTATTCACTTATTAAATTACCATTTAAATCTAGCTTTAATACAGCTTTGGATTTTTTATTAGTAGTACGTCTCTTTTTGGGAACATACTTCATGCACTGACCATGGTATTGGTCTGAATATATTACAACATACCCATTTACCGAAGCTCTTTCGCCATTAAGACATCTACCTATATTGGTTGGTATCATGCCTAAATGCACACAGTCCGTTTGATTTAAAAACTCTCCAATGTAGTCTCCATTTTTCTTGAAGACTTTAAATGGTCTTGGTGGAACGAATCCGTCAGGAATATCAATGACATCTTTTTTTTCTCTTGACCATAAAAAATTACCAGATGTCATTTTTTTTCCAATACAGCACTGACCTATAACGGACGAATCAGCACCTGTTTTTTTTGCCGCTATAACAGCTGAAGGAAATGTTTTTATGTATTCCCCGTTTAAATTGTACTGGCTAACCGCTAAAGATCTAGATTCGGAAATTTTTTTTCTTGCGTCATCGCTTCTTTTCAAACCCTTTGTTCCTTTACCCATTGCCATATTTAATCCATTCTCTCCAAAAGAACCATAATGAAGTATCCAAAATTCTTCCCTATCCATCAAGGCTTCTTTGGTGTTTATTTCCACCACTTCAAACGTGTGGTTTTCAAAACCATGTTCCATAAAAGATGAATGTAGCCTTGGGCAACAACTAGATTTATTTTTGTTTCTATGCCTGCTTATCCTTCTTTTTAAGTCGACAGTTCTTCCGATGTATATTTTCCCATCAGGGGATGTGATTTTGTATATGCAAGATATTTTTTTCATGTCCTATTTTAATTGGCAATACAAATATACTAATATGTTTTGACAATCAATGATTATTGGACAACCGCTTATTTATACTGATTTCAAATAGACGAATTATTTTCTTGCTCCACTCACCCCACATTTTCATTTCTTTTTTATTACCGAACTCATACCTGCTATGACAATCCAAACAACTAATTGCAATGTTTAGTTTTTCATGTCTTAACTCAGGGTGCGCCCCCTTTGATAGAATGTGTGAAAACATGTAACGCTCCCACTTCTCACCCAGATACTTGTCGCACTCCTCGCAGTAATGAGGTCGTTCAGACCATATCTCCTCGTAGAACCTGGTATCAAGGTCTATCTTTTCCTTTACATTCTTGGATGGTCCAATTTTCTTATATGACTTTGAGGAACATGGCTTACATCTTCCTTTGCTCCAGATGTAGTCTTCATTACCGCATTCCTTACAGGTTTTTTTCTTTCTTGGTATCATGCAGTAAATATACAAAAGAAAGCCCCCACATTTGCGGAGGCTCTCTAACTACAATCAAAAAACAGACTATGAAAACAATTACAGATGCTAATTTACGGATTCAGTTTAGAAATACAAAATAAAGTTTGATCAATCTTGAAAGTTCCTCTATCCCTTGCTCGGTTGTTGCAGCGAACTGCATATTGTCATCGTACAGTTTTACGAATCCGAAGTCATTCAGGAACATTATCTCCTCGTGATGCTCGTGATCCCAGACATCCTTTCCAAACATAAGTTCCTTCAGTAGCATCATTTTCAATTCATCACTCATCACTCACATCGTAGTTCTTGTACCGTATGTCGTACTGTCTTGTCTGCATCTTTTCTATGAACCTTTTTCTTGCCTCGGCAGGATCAGCATCTTTTTTAACGTAAATAGTAGTGTTCCTGTTTATCACAACCCTCTGTAGTTCATTGAGGTCTGGAGAGTATTTCTCAGACACTTCAAGAGCCTTATTTCGAAGCTCTTTTAACTCCTCATTTCTTACTGCACCCTCTTTTTCCATTTTTCTAAAGTTAGTGGTTTATAATTGTTTTTCAAATTGTGCCGCAATGTAGAAACTATTACTAAATTAGCAAACAAATATTTATCAAATGGATATAAGAAAAGCCAAGATGACCGAAGGCTACCTGATAGAATCCTTGGTGCAGATATGCGCTGAAGAATCGGGTATGATGATGATAGACGCTGTGGATGCACATGGTGCGATATCCAATACGGTTCTATCTCCAAATTGCTATGTATATGTTGCCGTTATTGATGAAGAAATCATTGGGGTCATCCTTGGATTGCAAGGCACTATGTTTAGCAACCTACACAACATGGAAGTATCGATGTGTGTGCATCCGAATTACAGGAGATGTGGGGCTGGTAAGGAGCTTATGGAGTATTTTCTTCTTGAACAAGGATGGAGAAATGTGTATGCGGAGGTGGTAAGCGACAACGAACCCATCATACAGCTCCTCCTAAAGCACAACTACAAGCTCGTATGCTCACTACCCAAGTTCGTGAACACAAGAAGAGGATTCAGAGACAAAATGATTTTCACATACAATGGATAAGCCAAAGAACTTCAAAGAACTGAAGAAGAGACTTCAGCCATTCGTCAACATGGATAACCAAGTTAGGCTGAATAAAGAATCCGTAGTGACCAATGTCAGTCATATGATAGATAGTCACGTTAAGACACTTGAGGCAAACCCAGGTAATGCCGTATATATGCCGTATTACGACAGGCTTGTGATGCTACTTACTATCCTTGAGTCTGGTTGGGAATAGCAAATCTCTCAGGGTCTATCCTCTTACATCTCTCCAATATCAGCACCGATACCTTCTTGAACGCCATTCTTTCGGCAGGAGTTGTCTCAAGTCCTATCTCAGTATTAAGCCCAGCATCCACTTCAAGAAGTATGTCTACAGCTTCCTTATGTGGTGATGACGTTCCTGACTCCATAAATCTCTCTACTGCGTCTGCTGCTCTGAGCAGATCTGCGTAAGCCTCCTTCAATTCTTCCATGTCCCAAATATACCGTATCTTTGTTACATGGCAAAGCGTGACTACAAAGAAGAATATCGAAAGTTCCAATCCTCTAAGGAGCAGAAGAAAAAACGTGCAGATCGTAACAAAGCAAGACGTAAGGCCATAAAGAACGGCACCGTAAAGAAAGGTGACGGAATGGATATGTCACACACAAAGAACGGGGTAGTAAAAAAGCCCCGATCCGTAAACCGAAGCTCTAAAAAAGATATGCCCGGAGATCGCAGAGCCAGGGGCAAGGGGCAAAAGAAACGTCAACCTAAGAAAGGGCGGAAGTGATCTTTTTGGACATGTAGTCGTTCATCGCTGAAAGCGCATCATTTCCTTTTCCTAAGCTGACAGCTTTCCTGTCAACAAAATAAAGAAGAGCCTCATCCTTATGGAACGCATACCATGTGTCGTCATATGGGTTATACGTTGCCAATACGCCATAGTAGTGCATTCTGTGTTTCTTTTTCATCTTACTTTATTTAACCATTCAAATTCCTTTGTTCGCATTCCCGCATACATTACAGCTATCGAATCTGCCATGTGTTCCTGTTTCATCAACGGAAACCCGTTCCTGATAAGCCATGGAGCCTCCGGGTGCTTTTCATACGCCCACTCTATCATCTCCTTCTTACTGGCGTTCTTCCTCCCTACACTCGCAAGTTTTACCTCCTGAGGTGTAACCTCCAAACATCTGTCAGGGAGTGAAGCAAGTAGGAAACAACTTACACCGTAGTTCTTCATCCCACTCGCAGATTGACTGCCACTCGGTGTCTCTGCGAATATGATGTCAGGAACGTAACGCTCTATGAACTGCTTGGAACCCCTGTAAAGGTCTACACACCTCTCAATAAGGTCTGAGGACGCACGTATCTTCTTGTTAGGGTTCTTTTCAGTGGTTATGGTAACGGAGTCAATGACAATGATCCTGTCACCAGAAACATCAAAAGCCGTAAGACACGTATTACTAAGACTGGGGTCTATTGCTACTGCTTTCATTCTTTACAGTTAGGGTACGTACAGTTATCATTCAGGGTACAGCTTTCACCTTCCCTTTTTACATACTTGCACTTCTTTGGTTCTGCTCTCCAAAAATACTCACACGTACCTCCAAGAACAGGAACCCGTGCAAAGTAAGATTGCAGCTTACTCGGTTTTGCTGTGTGCCTGTAGCATATCTGTTTCAGCGGGCATCTCTCGCCTGAACACATCGTAATGTCTGCCATTGTAATCGTTTGTTTAGTAATTGATCTGTTACTTAGGGTCAATAGTTTGCTTTCATTCTTCTACGTCTTTGCTTCTTGTTGGAGTTTCTTTTGCCTTTCCACACACCTGACACACCTTGCCACCGTTTAGGTAATGCTTGCGCCATACGTGGTTCTTGCAACGTCTTTGTTTCATCAGCCTGACGTTCTCATCTGCCTTGCGGATGAACTCTTCAGCTTCATCTCCTTCAAGTGTTGGGATAAACACAGTTACCTTCTGCGTTGGGCAGCTCATCTTGTGATAACCGCATCCACCGCAGTAATTGCAATTCATGTTTACGTTGCCGTTGGTTATGTTGTCAGCTTTGTTCATTGTGCAAATTTATTCACTTTGTTTAGCCTGTGGTTATACACCATAATCAATCCACCTATGAAAAACGAGCTTTACACGTTCGGTCATTATTTCTTTGTATTCGCTTAAATCCTCAATTCTTGTTAGTTCCCATCCTTCTCTAATAAGCTCGTTAGCTATATCCATTACATTACCATCTCTTTCAGGTAATATGCTTACATCTGTCATTAGTAGCTTGCCACGGCTTTCCTTTCTATTATGATATTGCTTGCAAAAATTACGGTTGTTAACATTGGGTACAAGTAATTTATTTAACTCTTCTATCGCTCTGTCAAGAGCCATTCCCAACACTTTAGGGTCTGCCATTTTTGTTTTTGCAGGAACATTATTATCTCTGCGCCATCGATTGTGTTCTTCTAATACTTTGATTGTCTGTTTTAAATTCATTTTAGTGCTTTTAATCCGTTAAAAAACTACTCATACCATTATCCGTTGTCAGCCAATCAACCAATCGGCTATGTTAACATCTATGGTTATGTTATTTGCTTTTTTCATTTTCATCATCTGTTATGACATGATACAAACCATCCTTTTCGTCAAAGTGCATCATCTTTACAATAAGCCTTTCTTGTAGCTCTTTACTGATGTACCATTCCATAAGTGCATTCAGTCTTTTTCCGATCTTCTTCTTGCACTGCTTCTTCTTTTTTCTTGGAAGCTGTGGAAGGTCTTTGGCGCAATCGCATACAAGCTCAAGCACCTCTAAGTCAATCTTTATCTTTGCCATCTTTGTTTTGGTTTAATTTTGTCACAATTATTGACAATAATTGTGACAAGATAAAAGAGCGGGTGGGTATATGTTACCACCATTATCACCGAGCTGATC